GATGGATCAGATGATAATAATGATAGAGGTGTTGGAAAACATATTAACAGAGATAAAGCCACATTTGCTATCCAAATGTTCGGCATCAATGAAGAAGGTCTAAAGGCATCGATTACAGTAGAAGAATATCAACCCTTCTTCTATGTAAGAGTTCCTAATGAATGGGGTCAAAAAATGAAGGTCGCGTTTCAGGAGCATTTAAAGGGAAAGGTAGGTAAATATTATGAAAATTCCATTACGGAATGTAAGCTTATTGAAAGAAAGAAGCTATACGAGTTTGATGCCGGAAAGTTACATCGCTTCATCCAAATAAAATTCGCCAATGTTCCTGCTTACAATAAGGTAAAGAATTTCTGGTATCGTGACGTAACGGACGAACTAGGACAGAATGAAAGACGTCTCATTAAAAACGGATATTTCTTCAAGGACTGCTTTATTGAGCTATATGAAGCGAACATTCCGCCTTTATTGCGCTTCTTCCATTTGCGAGAAATCAGTCCATCTGGTTGGGTAGCTCTGCCTTATAAGAAGACCAAAGAGATTGTAGGCGCTGAAAAAAAGACCAGTTGTGATTTCGAGTTTCAAATCAATTACAAGAATATCATTCCGCTGAACGACAAGGAGACACGTGTCCCTTACAAGATAATGAGTTTTGATATTGAGGCCAGTAGCAGTCACGGTGATTTCCCAGTTCCAGTGAAATCGTATAAGAAGTTGGCGACCAATATTGTAGATATTTTCGCAAAGGCTTTAGCCGAGCCTTGGGCAAAGAATCCGGATGCCGATATGACGCCAGAAAAATGCCAAGATATGTTGAGAGCGATTATCCAAACGGCCTTTGGACAAGAAGAAGGGTCGGTTTCTGTTCCAAATGTAGACCTGGTTTATCCAAAAGTGCGCATATCTGCGGGGGAGAGGGAAGTAAGGACCGAAGCATGGTTGAAAACAAAGGTCAGAGATCGTCAGATAAATAGCAGCGAAGAGCATCTAATTGAGACCATGTTTGAAAACGCAAACAAAGCACTACAGGTCGTCAAGGAGGAAAAAGAAGAAGATGTAGAAGAAGACGCATCTGATTCGGATTCAGAACCAGTAGAAGAAGAACCCGCGAACTATTACAAGGTCGGATCTGGTTTCAAAGCAGAGAGCTATAAAAATAAGCAATCCACTATTGTAGATATAATGTGTGACAAGAAGTTCGACAGAGAGGGGAAGATCAATGAGCTAATCGTATCATTGCGCAATCATTTTCCGGCACTAGAAGGCGACAAAGTGACTTTTATTGGTTCTACCTTTGTTAGATACGGTGAAAAAGATCCTTACTTGAATCACTGCGTCGTTCTCAATACGTGCGATTCTTTAGAAAGCACCGTGCCTAATTCGGCTACCGAAATCTACGCCACGGAAGAAGAAGTTCTTTGCGCGTGGACTAGTCTAGTCCAAAGAGAAAACCCGGATATTGTCATTGGATACAACATATTTAGCTTTGATTATGAATTTATGTTTAGAAGAGCACAAGAGCTGAACTGCGTTGACGAATTTCTGAAGCTTTCTAGAAACAATGACGAATTGTGCGCAACTCTCGATTACAAAACAGGAAAAATAGAGATTGATAAAAGTAGCACTACATTCGCGTCAGGAACATATGATTTATCTATTATTAAAATGAATGGACGGCTTCAAGTGGACATGCTCAATTGGTTCCGACGCACTGAAAATCTGACTTCTTACAAGCTGGACTATGTAGGTAGTCATTTTATCGGGGATTATATAAAAGGACTAGAGCACTTGGAGCCCTGCGCAGAAGAATTTAGCACTCGGTTCAAAACCAATAATATGACTGGATTACAAGTAGACAGCTTCATTCATTTCGAAGAAATAAATCACTCGAGTGATTATTACAAGGGCGGCAATAAGTTTCGCGTCACCAAAATAAATAAAGAGGAAAAATGGTTTGAAATCGAAGGTCATGAGAACCCACAGGCAAAAGCAGTCAAATGGGGTCTGGCAAAAGACGATGTGACTCCTAAAGATATTTTCAGAATGACTAATGAAGGTCCTAGCGCAAGAGCTGTTATCGCAAAATACTGTATTCAAGATTGTAATCTTGTTCAGCACTTGTTTTCCAAAGTGGATGTAGTAACGGATCTAGTAGAAATGGCCAAGTTATGTAGTGTTCCAATGAGTTTCTTAATTTATCGAGGTCAAGGTATTAAACTAACAAGCTATGTGGCTAAAAAATGTAAGGAGAAGGGAGTTTTAATGCCGGTTATTGACAAAGGATCGAAAGACGACGGATACGAAGGCGCCATTGTTTTGGAGCCAAAATGCGGTCTCTATTTAGACAGTCCAGTTCCAGTCGGCGATTTCGCGTCGCTATACCCGTCTTCTATGTTATCGGAGAATTTGTGCCCTAGCAGCAAAGTGTGGACTAAGATATATGATTTGGCAAACAATTTGATTGCGGAAACAGGAACCAAAGTTCTAGATCAATTCGTTTACGATAACTTGCCTGGATATGAATACGTAGACATTACGTTTGACACCTATCGATATGTCAGAAAGAGTCCAAAAGCAAAGGCAGAAAAGATAAAGTCAGGATACAAAGTATGTCGATTCGCGCAACCCTTCAAAACAAATGACAAGGAAGAAAAAGCAATCATGCCTTCTATTTTACAAGAGCTTCTCAAGGCCAGAAAAGACACTAGGAAACAGATACCTCTGACACAAGACGATTTTATGAAAAATGTGCTAGATAAGCGTCAGCTTGCTTACAAGGTTACTGCGAATTCACTTTATGGCCAATTAGGCGCGAAAACTAGCACCTTTTATGAGCCGGACATTGCGGCGTCTACTACAGCAACAGGACGATTACTTCTGACATATGCGAAACGCGTTGTCGAAGAATGTTATGAAGATGTAAATTTGGACACCAAATATGGTCTGGTAAATACAAAGGCAGAGTATGTTTATGGAGATAGTGTCGCAAATTATACACCTGTATATGTAAAAGATGAAATAACTAAAGTGTTAGATATAGTTACAATTGAACAACTAGCAGAAAAATATGGGCAAAATCTATGGATAAAATGTGTAGAACCAGGCAAACAAGAAAAAGAATTCTGTGAATTAGTGGGAGTAGAAACTTGGACAGAAAAAGGATGGACTAAGCTTTATCGAGTGATAAGGCATCAACTTGCGTCTCATAAAAAGATGGTAAGAATTCTAACGCATACTGGATGTGTCGATGTAACCGATGATCACTCTTTGATTACTAAAGAAGGAACTGAAATTTCACCAAAGGATGTTCAAATTGGAACTGAGCTGTTACATAATCCATTATCAGAGAAATCAGATTCAAACTTATACACGGACGAAGATATTTTAAGAATTAGTCATTTTGATAATATGTTAGATGCCGCAATATATATCAACTATTTGAATCATCGTAATATCCCGTTTCGGCTTACAAGTGGTCCAGACTTAAGTATTATTGTAACACTATTTACAGAACTATATAAATATAATCCTAATTCTATAAAAAGTATGGAAGAAATTCCATATGAAGGTTATGTCTATGATCTAACAACAGATAATCATCATTTTGCTGCTGGCGTAGGAAACATGATTGTTCATAACACGGACTCAGTATTCTTCAAGTTCAACCTCTTAGATAAAGAAACCGGCGAGCCTATTTTAGGCCACAAAGCGCTAGAACTGTCAATCGAAATCGCACAGACCGCATGTCACACCGTCTCAAAATTCTTGAAGCAACCGCATGATTTCGAATACGAGAAGACATTTATGCCGTTTTGTCTGCTATCAAAGAAGCGATATGTCGGTATCTTATATGAGACCGATCCGAACAAAGGAAAGCGAAAAGAGATGGGTATTGTTCTTAAACGACGAGATAATGCGCCAATAGTGAAGGATGTTTACGGCGGCGTGATTGACATTTTGATGAAAGAATGTAATGTCCATAAAGCAATTGAATATGTAAACCGATGTTTACAAGAGATGGTAGACGGACATGTCGCAATGGACAAATTAATCATCACAAAATCATTGCGTTCATTCTACAAAAATCCGCAGCAAATTGCTCACAAGGTGTTGGCGGACCGCATTGCTGCTAGAGAGCCAGGAAACAAGCCGACATCAGGTGATCGCATACCATTTGCTTATATAGTTCAACCCAACAAGAAAGCACTTCAAGGTGAAAAAATAGAGACACCTGGCTATATAAAAGAGAAAGGATTACAACTGGATTATTCCTTTTACATTACCAATCAAATTATGAAACCGCTATTGCAGCTGTTTGGTCTAGTATTGGAAGACATTTGGCGCATGCAAAATAAGAGCGCCAAGATATCGAAGTTTAGACGAGAGATAGCGGAGTTAAGATCGGAACAGGATGATAATAAAAAGTTTGAAGACAAGTTAGCGAAAATGAGAGATAAGGAAGTAAAGACGTTGATATTTGATAAGTATTTGAGAGAAACGAATAATGCGAAAGAAGGAAATCAAAGTGTTGCCAAGTTCTTTCAAAAAAAATAGACAAACGAAATTATTGTTAATGAAATAATATTAACAATAATTGTATTAAATTTATAAAAATTTTTTATTTAAATGGCATAATTACAGTTTTTAACTGATTTGGTTGATGGCATCTTTGAAAAATATCCCAAAAGATTGGTAATGTGTTTATGAAGTCTCTTGACTTGATCGAAAACATATGCGTGGTTTGACCCATCATCATCGTCAACATAATATTCTACATCTCCTTCGTCCTCATCGTCCTCTTCATCAGATTCCTCTTCGTAATCTTCATCCTCTTCATCATCTTCATCATCCTCTTCGTCCGATTCTTCCTCGTAATCTTCATCCTCGTCGTTGACAAAAGAGCTTAAATTATTTAATTTATTAATTTGTTCATTTATATCGTCTTTTTCGACGATATAATCGTCTTTTTCGACGATATGATCGTCTTTTCCGACGATATGCTCGTCTTTTCCGACGATATGCTCGTCTTTTCCAAAGGTCTTCACGTATAAATTATTAAATGTATCCAACCCTTCATCCTGTAGCTTACACATAATCGCATTCATAGTTCTCTTGTGTAAAATTGACATTTCAGGAACAGACAATTTAAGCAAGTCATATTCTCTTTCTAATCTCAAACATTCATTTACATTCCATTTGTAACCATGTCGCCATGCGTTGATGTCAACATTATTACATTCTTCCATAGTAATGATATTAGTCATATTCTAATATATAATATTACAATATCTCTATATTGTTTTAAATATTATATTATTTTTATATTTAAGGCGGATTATTTATGACACGCATTATGGTGTCATAATATAACTGATTTTCTTGACTAATATTAGATGATCTAGAATTGGGCGTAAATAATCCTGTTATTAAATTTGTCAAAAATTGATTTTCAGATATTTCATTGCCAGATAAATCAAGAGTATCGAGACCTGAGACAGGCATAGGTTCAGCGGCAGCGGCAGCAGGCATCGATCGGATATCATGTCTACAAACAGGACACCTAACATTATTTTGAAACCATTGATTAAACTGACCAGGAAAAAATATGTGACCGCAATGATTTAGTTGTCTAACATTATCTTCTGAATCAAATGTTTCTAAAGAAATGGCACATGTAGCACTGTTAGGTGCCTGAATATCTCCGAACCTAACAAGTCTAGATGCGATATTAATTTGATCCTGGGTTGGTCTAACAGGCACCGATGTGCTCAAAAAGGTAGTAAGAAAATCAGTAATATGTGGATTATTCTCATGTTGCTGTATATTTGAAGTATTATTGTTAATCACATCGCTGATAAAATCAGTTACATATGTTGATCGATCAATTGGATTCGAGTAATCGTAATAAACATGTCTCCTAGGAATACTCAAATTAGTTTGCCGGTTCTGTCTGTTGGGACGATTATACCGATTAACTCTATTATTATTCATGTTTGTATTTGTATTTGTATTCATGTTTGTATTTGTATTTGTATTCATATTTGTATTATGAATATTATGTATATTATTTCCTATTAAAGTATTTATATTATTTCTAATATCATCCAATGTGTCAAATAATCGCGTAATATGATCATTTGTCTGATTATATTGAGTAATATACATGGAAATAAGTCGTTG